TGTTCCGTCAATGTGTTTTGTGCAGCTATCACAAGATTTTTCAGATACATAGTGTTCTGAAATGTATTCAATCAGCTGTGATTTAAGTTCTGCAAGCTGTTTTGGTGTTGCAAAGACTTTGTAAGCTGCTGCAAAAGCTATCACAACTATGATTGACGGCGCATATTCGATAAATTTTTCCATTATTCAGTCTCTCCTGCAGTGTCTTCCTGAACCTCTTGAACACCGGTATCGGGTGTGGTTTTGTCGGGTTTATTCTCATGTTCCTCCTCAACATCCGAGGAATCCTCGGTTGTTTCTTCTGTTGGTTCTTCAGGTGCTTCTGGCTCTTGAATTACAGGTACATTGTCATAATCAATCACAATTGCATTGACTTCTTCAGCAGTGGTGCACGCTTCAATCATTGATTTGTATGTCATATAGTCTTGTACCCACAGTTTTTGAGCACGTGCAACTATAGCGAAGTAAACGGCCTGTGCTTCTTGCGCATTCAGGTAGACGGGGATATCCTCTTTTGTGTTGTATATTTGGTCTTGCGTAAAAATGCCCTGTTGAAAGCCTATGACACGCTGAAACATATCATCTTGATTTAAAAGCTCTGTGTGAACGGTTATTGTAGCTGGGGGCTCTTCACCCTCTGTCATAGGCATAATAGGCGCCACAGGTCTGCCGTTGAATGAAACAGTGCCGGTTTTATCTCTATATTCAAAGGCTTTGTTGCTTGCCTCGTTGAGCTTTGCTTGCTTGGCTTCGGCAAGCTTGTCTTCAGGGGATTTCATCGGACATTTGTCTGACAAATACCACTTGCCGTCTATGTCAGATTGAGAGACGTCCTGCTCGTTCATGCCGATTGATTTGTAAAATTTACTGTTTGTGCCGATTCCTACTTCGCACAGGCCTGTTTGTTCGTTTATTACTTTTGCGTATTTAATCAATGATAGCTCCTTTCATCGGATAAAAGTACATTTTACTTTGACTTCTGCCAGTTAGGGAAAAAGTATAAACATCACCTTTATTAACTGGGACAAAACAGCTTGCACCTACATAGACTTGATTGTTATTCTCATTTTGAAAATGGATATCCTGCCCATTAATATTTAAGTGACCCTCTAAATTGCCGTAAGCAAATGCGTATACATATCCAGGCATTGAAGCAGTGTAAGGAGTATCTAGATCTTGATTAATCCCCGCACTAAAATCAGGAGTTACAGCACTAGCTGCCCAGCTGGTATGGGATAAATCAACCTTGTTTGATAATTCTTCCATTACCTGGCCTACATTTAGAATCTCTAGGTTTTCTATAGCGCTGGCAACTTTGAAGTACAGCTCACCGCTTGCCGTAGCTTTGGTTATTGTTTGCGTTGCAATAACCCATCCTGTGCTTGCAGAATCAGTACTTACCGTTACAATATCTCCTTTTCTTGCAAAGAAGTAACTTTCACTGCTCTGACCTGTTGTGAGTGCCCTTGTTTGGCTGACTATTGCGCCATTGAGTTTCACAGTTAAAGTATTAGATGTAGAGGTCTTATACCCTATTATCGTAATATATGCATTGTAAGGGACTGTATATGATTCGACTGTATTTGTGGGATTGGAAGAAAAACCTAAGCTGCTGGTTATTTCGTTTCCAGGCATTATTTCCTTACAGGCTGTTAACGGAGTCCTAAACCGCATTGCATCTTGATAAACAATCCAATACTCGGAGTAGTCTGTACCCTCTTCCATAGCAGTGGAGTCTATTACTTTTATTTCCCAGATATTATCGGTTAAGGCTTGTACAAGTTTGTTATAGCAAGAAGTGTATATGCCTCCGCTGTCTTGTTGTTCACCGGCTTTGAGCCAGCTGGGGTTGTTCGGCTTGAAATTGAAATACTGTCCTGTAAACAACGGCACAGTGTCATTTTCAGTTGTAGTAACATCCACAACATCAGAAGCCGCACTTTGCACTTTTACATTGCCGACTACAATGTACAAAAGTTTCTTTGTTGCATAAGGCTGTACTGTGTCGGATTTGCCGTAGACGGGGTTGGAAAGTGAAGCGTCAAGGCTCCAATTTCTCATACGTGCTACGTTTACGCTTCCTTGCCACATAGGACTTGAATATATAGTATCTATCTTCAGAGCCCCTGTTGCTACGCCTTCTGAAATATCACCGACCATTGTGCCGGTAATATTCGGCAGCCCGGCTTCTACATAATCGCCTGTTTCGTCAGTGTTTACAGTGTACTGTGAACGTGTGCCTCTGGGTAAAAAGATTCTTTCATTTTCTGTATCTACGCCGTAAAACCACGCCTCACCGCGTTGAGAAAAGATTTCATCAACAGTGGCTTTGTCTGCAATGTCGTAGAAGATGTGTCCGTTAGGGTTCTTTGTGGCTATCGAGGCACCGCTCCAGATACGCTGGCCGTTGCTTTCTATATAACATTCTTTCAAATCCACAGAGCCTTTAAATGGGTTGAAGATAGTGGCTGCATTATCTTTGCCTGTACCTATAACTGCCTCTTTTATATCGTACAGTTCGTCAACCTGTTTTGTATCATCAAGCAATACCGTGCCATTTGCCAAAGACATAGTCACATGCAATGTATTATTGGTTTTGGAATAAACTACTTTGACAATATAATCTGTTTCCGGTTGAGCGGGTGTTCCAAAAGGATACTGCCAAACACCAAGGCCACCATTAAAAATTACATTAAGATTATTACTTTCTAAGTTTACTAAACAAAAATAATATAGAGATGGCCCGCTCGCTGTAGGACATGCAAAAATTTCTTGCTCGCCTGATATGTCAGCGCCTGTTTTGAGTTTGAATTGAAAATCAAAATCCTCGTCAGTGGGGAAAGTCAAAGTGGTTGCATAGCTGCTCGTGCTAAACCCGCTCACCACTCCGTTGTTTACTAAAGGAGAGCCCACTACTTCAACATTGTTTTTCAAAGCCAAAAGAGTGTTGCCTTCTGTGCTTTTTTGCGCCACGCACTCGTTGTAAAAATCAGGGTAGCCGTAGCGAGAACCGGCAACGGGTTCCTTGTACACGTACGTGCCTAAAAGCCCGAAGCCCATTGACTCCTCAAAGCTCAAGATGTGGTCTTTTTCTACCACGTCGAAGAGGGAGAAGCCAGAGCCTGCTGTATTTCTTATTACATCTTTACCAGCCTCGGTTATGTTTGAAAGGTCTTTGTCGGCATTATTACCGCCAGGTGTTCCGTTTGTTATCTTTGTGACTCTGCCTTTTTTATCTACTGTAATACTATCGGGATAAACATAAGTGTCCTCTGTAACCCCGCTATTCGGGAGTCTTTCGGGGTTTAATATTCCTGACGTTATATTATCAGCATTTGATGCATCAACGGATAATAATTTATTATCTGTACCGAGCTTGATACCGTTGTTTTCATCATTTGAAACTAAGTCCTTTATGAAATTCGATATTTTTTCTTTTCTTAACTGGTTGTGTTGTGAATCTGTAATAACCATAATTTCATCATCATTTGATGATTCTGTTATATCAGGTAATTCACCTACTAGTTGTTTATCCATTATGTAAACTCCTTAAAAAGCCCCCTAGAAAAGGGGGCTAAACTAATTATGTTGTAGCTTTCGGTTGCAATACAGCGAACGGATAGCGTGTGCTGCTTGTTGCGTTTTTACGAGTAATTGGGTTAGCAATTTGTACAGCTAATCTCATTACGCAGCGTAATGCTACCATGTCTTGTTGTGCAAGGTTGTATGCAATAGTGCCATCAGTGTTTTGGATGATAGCCTGGTCTAAGACTTTATATGTCATATCCTGACGTAGAGAATAAACAGCTTTAGTAAAATCGCCTGCAACCATAAGAGCTTTTGTTGCATCAAAAACACCTTGGTTGTCATATTCTATTGGTCTACCTATCATTGTAGATGGGACACTTGATGTTAAACTAGGCATATATAAGAGCTGATTGTTTTTATCTCTTAAATCTCTAAGTCTGGCCTCCATTGTGCCATCGGCAAAAAATCCGTTCACTCTGTAACCGTCTGACTCGACCAAATCCATAAGTCCGTTTAATCCTATGATATCTGAGGCCAAGTCTGTATTTGTACCTATTTCAATTTTGTTTTCTGCGGCAATAGCGGCAGGAACGATTGCCTCGGGCCAAGAAGTAGGTTTATTTGTACCGTTTAAAATAGCTGCATCAATAGCAACCCCAAATGCTTCTTCAATTTGGGGTCTTAATTCTCCCCATATATCGTAAGAGCAATCATCCAAAACAGACTCAGGGATAGGTACAATTACTGCGAGCTCTTCAGCAGTCAAAGTGATTTTATCCCATTCTGAATTTGTTGTTTTTTTCTGGTCTGTGTCACCATTCAAGAAATATGCGCTCGGCAATGCTGACAAAACAGGTAAGACTCTTTGTTTTGCTGACATATTGGGTAATCTTCTCATTAATGGTAATAGTTTCGAACGTTGCGGAACATTCTGTATAATTTCTCTGGAACATTCTATAGGAATTAACGCATCTGCGTTAGTACGTGAAATAATGTTTACATCTGTTGCCATAATTAAATCTCCTTATCTACCGAGTGCTGCTCTAATTGCATTGTTTGCACCGGCATTTTTTTGTTGAACTGTTTCTGTAGGTTGTGGGACTGCCCCTTTTTTCTTGAGTTCTTCTGTTTTGAAGCTTTCAAGAGCTGCTTGTACGCTTTCATTAGTTCTTGACTTCAACAAATTTGCAAACTTCTCTGCTTGTATTTTCACGTCTTGTTCGTCTACAATTTCAATAAACTCATCAGGGTTCAGACCGATTTCTTTAAATGCTTGACGGAATGTTTCTTTACGTTCAAATGTTGCCGCTTGATTTTTGTAATATTCAAGCTGTTCTTCTGCCGTTTTAGAGGATAATGTCAATTTTTCTTTTTCTTTTAAATATTCTGCAATTTTCCTGTCCTGCCCGGCACGTTCTTTTTTCAGCATTCCCACTTGAACTTTCATTTCTTCAAGCTGTTTTTCGATGTCATTTCCGCCATCTTGAGGTTGTC